CAGCCAGCTTGCCAATGTATTCCTGGGGCTTGTCACTGATGGCCAGGCGCAGCTCATCAGACAGGCCAGATCCAACAGCCACCACTGTGCCCAGGTAGTTAATGAGCAGCGCGCCAGCTGCCCCATCATATCTGCCTTTGCCTGGGACAAAGCCCACAATGGGGCAATCATAGGTTTCAGATCCCTTCAGCTTGATCCAGGCTTTGCTGCGCTTGCCCTGGTAATAGGGGGCTTCTATGTCCTTAAGCACCACACCTTCCCAGCCCAGGCTGATAGCCTTCTGCACCAGGGCTTCAGGATCAATGCAGCTGGTGGTGATGGTATCAAAGATGGGCACTTGCTTGATCCTTTCAGATGAGTGCAGGCCAGCCTTATCAAAGGCATCAGTGATGGCCTTCCTTCTGTCCAGGTAAGGCACACCATCAGTGGCCACCCAGCCTTCTACCCAGGGCAGATCAAAGATGGCAAAGATACCATCAGCATCTGTGTCATCCTTCTTCATCAGCTTGCCAGCCCCATCATAGAAGCCAGCACCAGCAATGGCTTCACCATCAAAGCTGCAGGGCTTGCCAATGGCAGCACCCAGCTTGAGCAGATCAGGCGCGCAGCTACCCAGGGTGGTAAGGGGGTGGCCGTTTCTGGTCTGGAATGTCACCCACCCTTGGGCTGCATCCACTGTGGCAATCACCCTGATGCCATCCAGCTTTGGCTCAATAGCCCAGAAGCGATCACCCAGGGTATCCAGATTGGGCAGGCTGGTGGCCAGCATAGGGCTGAAGATCTTAAGCTGCATAGGTCACTTGCGCTTGGATGTGAACAGGGCACACAGGCTGATGCCCAGCACAATGGGGATCAGGATGGTGAGGAAGAAAAGCACCAGGCCATCAATGCCTTGGCTGTAATCCTGGGGTGACAGGGGCTTGTCATAAGCAGCCCTGTGATTTGCGGGGGTGGTGGTGTGGTTTTTCATAGGGGAAAGATTAAGCCCAGATGCCAACAGCCTTATCCCAGCTGCCAACAGTGCAGCCCTTGCGCACCAGGCCGCACTCATTATAAGAAGCTTCCCTGGTGTAAGTGCGCAGGGAAGCAGGCAGAAGCCTGTAGCACTTATGGCCACCCTGGATCAGCTTCCAATACCTTAGCTGCTCAAGGTGCTTCTTCTGGATATCCAGGGCATCAAGCCACATCTGGGTATAGGGGGGGCAATAAGCTATCAAAGCCAGGTCAGATACCTTGGCCATCTCCAGCTTTGCCACCCAGAAGGGGGCTGCATATTCCAGCTGCTGCATTGTCCAGGTCTTGAGATCAGCACGATTGGCAGGGGCGTGGGGCTGGGGCATTTGGTTTGTCATAGGTGTGATGATATGTGGGTGAGAGTGATGGGAATGATCAGGCATTTTTAAGCTTAACAAGCTCAGCAGAAATCTGAAGAAATTGCTTTTGCAGCTCCTTATGCTTCTTACTGCCTTTGGCATAATCCTGCATTTTTGCCCAGATGAAGATATATTTTTCATCAAGGGCTTTGATCTGTTCAGCAATGGTGATTTCGTTTTTCATAGGTGGTATTTGGTGTGACCCCCACACCTTAGGCAAATGATGTGCCACCTGTCCAGCCCTAAAAGCAAATCATTTTAAGGTATCCCTGGCCTTATGCCTGGTGGCCTGCCTTTTCCGCAGCCAGATCACCTTGGCCAGCCTACCAGCCTTGGCCGTTTCCCCTGCTTTGGTGGCCTTCCTAAGCCATTTGGCTAGGTCAGGCAGGCTTGGCCTAGGGCTGGGGTGCATAGGGGGCTTAGAAGGCCAGCCAGCTGGGTGGGGTGCAAGCCTTCACTTCTGCCCCCTATCCCCAAAGCCCAGCCCCTTCCAGGCCAGCGCGCCCCCAATCAGGATACAGCTCACAAATAAGCCCAGGCTGAAATCCCTGCAATTCACCAGGGCTTGCTTGGCACTGTTCAGATTTCTTTCTAGGTTCTTATCATCAGCCACAAAGGTCTGCCCTGGCTGATCAGTGATCAGGAGTGCCATCACATTGCTATCTTGCAGGCTGTCTAAAATAAATTGGGCTGTGAAGTAAACAGTGGCAGCGCAGCACCCAGATATGATGATGCTACCCACCACAGCAATCAAGAGATTGGCAGGGTGCATCCCCCAGATCCTGGGCTGTGTTTCACTTCCTGCCATTGCGTTTTGTCTTAGCTTTCTTGGTGGCCTTCTTCAAGCCTGCTTTGGCTTCATTCACTTTGCCCTTCATCTTAGCTTCCAGAAATTGCAGGGTATAGTTTAGGATTTCAGGGCTGGCAAAGCCTGCTATGCCACAGATGCACACCCTAAGGTTTTCACTCTGCACATAATCCCTGGCAGCAAAGTTAACGAAATAGGCAGTGACCATAGCAGCTGCACCTGATCGCAGCATATATCCCCAGGATGGCCGATCTGTGCTGAGCAGCTGGCGCGCGATCATAGCTGCACCCCCAAGCATTGCACTGATCACCCCCTGCTTTAGTGCCTCATCCCCTGTGATACTTTCAAAGCCTGCTGATGGTGCTGCGCTCATTGTTCAGTGGGGGTAGGTGGCTCAGTGGGCTGGGTGGTGATTGTCTCTACCTTTGCACCTGGAGTCAGTAGGGCTTTGACCATCACCCAGGTCTTTACCCCCAGCACCAGGAGTGCCTGCAAGCTGGCCAGCCCCAGGGTGACACCAATCACCCAGGGGAAATAAGTGCTTTCAATTACCCAGGGCAGGGCAGATGTAAGAGCGCCACCCAGGATCACCAGGGCAGCAGACCACTTAGACACCCCAATGAAGTGGCCAAAGGCCAACAGGCCAACACCCAGGGCAAGCATACCAGCACCCAGGCCAGCCAGGATCAGCACCCTTTTCTCTTTGGCAGCAGCATCCAGCTCAAGCTGCTTATCATCACAGTGCTGCTTCAAGGCTGAGATTTCCAGCTGTGCCTGCTTCTGCTGGGCTTCCATCTTTGTCCAAAGGCCATCAAGCTCACCCTTGAGCTTCTGCCCATAGGCCACTGCCTCAGCTATGGCTTTGGGATCAGCAGCCTGCGCGCGCTGCCTGGCAAATGCCACATCACCTTCTGGGGCATTGGGCAAATAGGCTGCAGCAATAGACAGCTCAGCTTCCACCTTGGCAGGCTGGCCTTCCTTATTGGCTTCCCTGGCTACCTGGACAGAAGCAGCCACCCTGTGATCAGCTTTGTCTAGCTTGTCACCAAAGACCTGGGTGGTCTGCTCACCTGGTTCAGCCTGGGGTGTTGGCAGATCTTCCTTGGGCTGGCAGGATTGGAACAAAGCCAGCAGGCCAATCAGTGCCAGGCGCATTGGCTTACTTCTTAGCAGCAGCCAGCACAGCCTTGGCCTTTTCTTCAGCAGCCTTTAGCTTGGTAATATTGTTTCGATAGACCAGGATGCCTGTGGCCGCGCCTAAGAGGTAACAGGTGACAGATGTGATGAGCAGGATCATAGAGATTATTTTAATTTAAGCTGGGCAATCTTTGCATCTACCTGGGCAAGAGTGCCCACATAGGAAAGGTATGCAGTGAAGTAGCGCACAGGCTTGGTGGCCGTTGCCTTCAGGATAATCTTGCTGCCATTGTGAAGCAGGATGGTCTGCCCCTGGCTGGCCGTAACATTGTAGGGCTGGCCGTCACTGCCAGGGATGATAGGATTGGAAGGCATAGGATTAAGGATAATTGATGGGGATTGTGCCCTTGATGCCGTTAAACTTTATATAGATGTAAACATCAGCAGGGAAGGTGTCATATGTGGTGGTATATGTCCAATCTGCTGTGGTAGAAACAGAACCCTTTGCATCCTGTGAAATTGAACCATCAGCATTTTCCACATAGACTGTAGCAGCACTAGCAATGTATGCGCTGACAGGCTTAAAAGTTATAGTCCATTCACCAGGTGATGGAGAAGTGCCTGTGAACACACTGCCTTTGACATTTGCTATGGCAAATATGTCACCGAAATTTGCACCAGCCACAGGTGCAGTGGTGATCACTGTGCTGTCAGGGAAGGTTACACCTGTGGTGCTGATAGACAGAGTGCTGCCACCACCTGTAATTGTTACACCTGTGGGGGCAATAGATGTATTGTAAGAAGATCCAGAAACAGAAACTTCATCATAAGCAATGAAAGCGTTTTGGGTGTTGTCACCTGTCATCTGCACACCAAAGCCCCAGCCAGCCACTTCACTGTCATAGGTGGCATCAGCAATCTGCAATGTGCTGTCTAAAATGATTGGCTGGAAAGCCCCACTATACCAATTGCCCAAGTGACCACCCTGCCAATTAAGCTCATACCCCACAGCACAGATCAGGCTGATGCCATTGTAACCACCTGTGCTATTATCAAATGTGCCCTTGGTAATATTCTGCAAGCCTACTGCATCAAAGGTGATTGCACCTGTCATTGTGCCACCAGCCAGGGGAAGGAAAGAACCACCCCCGCCACCAGCAGCAATGGCTGCATCTGTTTCTGCAATGCTGTAAACATCCAGATTTGCGCGCGCAGTGACAACGCTGGTCACATCAGATAGGTCATTTGCCTGGCGCAGATAACGGCCATCACCTGTTGCCTCAGTCAGCACAGGATCAAGGGTGACTGCATTGACTGTGGTTTCATCTACCACAGATGAGCGCAGGGTGCAGGGGATTTGCAGGATGGTCTGGGTATCAGTGCCATCAGCAATCTCTACTTCCAGGGTGGTCTGGATGCTTTCAGCCCCATCAAGATAGCTGATTGCATTGGCCGTATTGATATCCAGATCACCTTCAAAGCCAGCAAAGGAAAGCAGGCCAGCACTGCCACCTGTCAGGCCACCAGCTCCTGGCTCAGCTGTAACAGTGATATCATAGGCATAAGCCCCCACCTGTTGCACACTGACCTTATCCAGCAGGGCATCTTTGCTCAGTGCGTTTTGCACTTCAAGGGCAGTGCTGCCCACAGCAATTGCTGATGTGCTTACATCTGTGCCTGTGTCTGCATCAAAGCCCAGGGTGAAAGTGCCAGCCTTAGGGTCAGGGCTGATGCTTGCGCGATAAGTGGCGCGCGCACCATCCCAGGCAGAAAGCACAGAAGTGCTGATTGTGCTTGGGGTGATGGCCGTGAAGCTTGTGGCCAGGGCAGCGACATTCTGCTGCAAATGCACCAGCACGATCTCAGGGGTGGTGGCATCACCTTCCTGCAGGACAGAAATGCCAACAGTGCTGAGGGGGATGAGCGCGCTGCCATCACCTGTGAAAGCACCCCTGCTGCCATTGTTGACAAATTTGATGGCATAATTGTCACCTGTCTTGCTGACTGTCACCCCACCAGCAGCTGTAATGCTGGCCAAAGCATTAAGGTCAGTTTGAAGATTTGCAGCTGTGACAGCATAGCTTTGATTTGATGTAGTATTCCCACCAAAGGTAAGGTGGAAATGGCCAGATGTAGGGCTGGCATCAATAGCACCAATGGCCACCTTGATCCCTGGAGTGCCAAGGCCAGCCACTTCCTGGCGGGGGTAAGTGCCCAGCCCTGTCTGCTCAATAAAGTAAATGCGCAGCTTGGCCATATCACCCAGGAAGAAGCTGGGATTGCTGATGGGGCTGGTGCTGCTGTAAGTGGCATAGGCCAGCCCAGCAGACACATCAATGAACAGGCTTTGGGTGGTAGGTAATGGCATCGGCTTCTAAAATTGCTGATAGGTCAATCAGTGGCATCTGGGGAAACAGACCTTAAGACCAGCCCACCAAATTGCACCCAGGTATCCAGGCCACCATTGATTTGATGTGTGACCACATTGGTGGGCAGAGTAGTGCCAGCCATCAAAGCTTCATAAGATGATTGAAGGGCTACCACCACAATGGGGATTTCACTGACTGTGGCAGCATTGACCTGGTAGCTGTAGCCAAAAGGCGCGCCAGGATCTGCCACCCATTGGGCTGTGCTGGTCAGCACTTCAAAGAACCCTGTATAAGTGCGGCCAATAAACCAGGGGTGATCTAGGAGCAGCATCTGATTTAGTGGCCACTCTGTCTGGTAAGGCACATACCCAGAAGGGGGTGTGGTGGGCACTGATCCAGGGATGCCAGGATTGCCTGAGGTATAGCCATTGATCCCATCATTGGGGGTAACATACCTAACACCTGGGGCATATTGTGGTTCATAGGCATAAAAGACCTGGCTGCAATTGCACCCCAGATACATCTCACCATTGGGCAAAGGGATGGGTGCAAACATCAAAGCAGCTGGAGTAGCTGCCAATGAGCTGCTTGCCCCCTGGCCTGTATAGCCATCACTGAAATAATTAGACGCGCTGCTGTAGGCATCAGCATCATAGCTGACCACAGGGGATTGGATGGCTGTGTGCAGTGGCCTTAATACCAGACGCATCCCATTGGTGGTGCTGGCTGGCTCATAAAGCGACCAGGTGCGGAAGCTTGCCCCATCCACTTCCACAGCTGGGCTGGCTGTGCCCCCTGTGTGCCTGTCATTCTTCTGATACACCAGGCCATTGAGCTGCACAATTGATGCGCTGGTGGCTGCTGGTGTGCCCCATACAGGTGGGCTTTCAGTCAGCCTGGCATAATACCCATTGGGATAATAATCAGACATTGAACCAATACCAATATGCCCCTGATGGGGATGTGGCTACCCTGGCAGTGATCAAGCTGGCGCGCACCAGCTGGCTGATCTGCAGGCTGTTGCCTGTCTTTGTCACTGAAGCAAGGGCAAGATGCCCCAGGCTGGCTGTGTCAGCTGGCAAGGTGGCAGCAAATAATATTTCAACAGTGGCTGGAAAGGGTGTGCCACTTGCCCTGGTAGCTTTCAGATAGATATACCCTGTGGCACTTACTGCCAGCTGTGGGATGGTAGCTGCATCAATGAAATTGCCCCCAATCGTTGGGATCACTTTGTTTACCGATCCAGGCTGCACAGACACAGCAGGGGCTGTGGCACTGATGGCATTGGTGTAAACCTCAAGGGCAGCGCGCTTCCTGCCTGGGGTGTCCACATTTAGGCTGTAGCCCTTGCTATCACTTGTGAAGGTGTAGCCCACACCTGGCTGCAGCTTGCTCATTAATTGTGTGTTTCGTAGATGAAGCTATGCCAGCCACCTGTGGCCACCCTGAAGGTAAAGCGCACTTTATACACATTGGCATAAAGCTCATAATTGCAGGATGTCAGCAGGCCATATCTGATGTGATAAGCACTGATGGGCTTAAGCACAGGGGGTATGATCATATCAGCTGCACCAGGGATTGTGTTGAATGTCTTGCCCACCATCTTCTGATTATTCAGCAGGATTTCCTTACTGTTTGTATAGTAAGTGCCTGAAAATTGTAGGTCTGGTGCAAGGTAGCTTTTCACCCCCACCAGGGCATTTGACAGCGCAGCTGCATTGGTAAGAGGGAAAGCCCTATCAGCAATATCCCAGCCCAGATCCTTAAGGGGTTTGCCTGATGTGCCAGCCTTGCCTGTGGCAAAGTTAGGATGCACTTCAATGGGCTGAGTGCTTAGGGCTGTATCACCAGACACCATCACCCTGGTCATCTGGCCTGCAGCCAGGCCAACATAATCAGCTGAGATCGTGGCCAGGTCATTATCATTGATTGAATAGGTGGCCTTATGGCAAAGCAGACGGCCATCCTTTGGGTGGGCTTCATTCTCCTTGGGCTTCTTTGACTCAGCAGAGTTAGCATCACAGATGAAGGTCAGCCTGGATGTGAGCAGGCCAAAGCCATCATTCTCAATTGTCCAGCCAGGCTGGAGCTGTGGGGTGGTGAGCTTATCACCCTGATATTTTTTGGCCATAGGTTAGACAGTGAACATTGATTGATTGGGATCTTTAGTGAAATCCACACCCTGCATTTTGCCAGATGCGATTTCCTCGCGCAGCTCCACCACTGCCTTGAGGATTTCCTTCTCGGTTTCAGCAATGCTTTTAAGGTATTCAGGAGCAGGATCAGATGGGATGAATTCACCTGCCATAGCACCCCCGATTTCTCGCAGGCTGGACACAGTAAGCTTGGCATTTTTGGCAGCTTCCTTGGCCTTATCATCCTTTACCTTCTGGGCTTCATCAAGATCCTGGGCTGTGCGCTTGGCATCATTCTTTGCAGCTGCTTCCTTATCCTTTTCCAGATCGGCCTGGCCTTTTGCAATGTCAGTCAAAGCCAAAGCCACAGCTTCTGCATTAAGCCTTTCCATTTCCAATTCAGTAAGGGCTGCAGCTGAGCCAGCACCAGCTGCAGATCTAGCCAGGGCTGCAGCTTCCCTGCGTTTCTTAAGGATGGCCAGCACTTCTTCTTGTGCCTTAAGGTCTTTTGCTGCAGATGCAGGGCTAAGCACAATGCCACCAGCTGTAGTGCCTTCAGCTGCTCTTTCACCAGCCCTAGCCAGCACTCCTGCCACTTCAGGATCACTACTTTCAAGGAAAATTCTTGTGGCTTCTGTCGCAGCAATTGCAGCCTGCTCCCTGTTCTTTGCCTGCTGCTCCCTGCGCTTCTTTTCCTCAATTAAAGTAATCTGATCCTGGCTGATGCCTGGATCTTCACCATACCCATTGGCAATCTGCTGTGCCTTGAGCAGCACAGGGATAAGGTCTGCAGCACTCTTGCCCAGCATTGTGGTGGCCAAGGCCATCCTGTCTGTGTTGGAAGATGCACCACCCATAGCAATGCCCATTGCTTCAATAACCTGGATGGGCTTAAGCATACCAGCTGCAATCTGCTCAGCTGAGAAGCCCAAGGCAGTCAGCATCTTTTCCTGCGCGCTGCCACTGATGGTGGCCTGATCAATGATGTCAGTGACCTCACTAAATAGCTTGGCCACCTTATTAACCCCAATGCCACTTGCCTCAGCTGCCTTGCTAAGCCTTAGAAATTCATCAGTGGCCACACCAATATCTGCAGCCTTATCTGAAATCCCTGTGTAAGCTTCAATAGACTCAGAAACCTTCTTCTTCTGGGCTTCAATGGCTTCACCAATCATTGATATTCCTGTATGCACTAGGGTAAGTGGCGCAGCAAAAGACAAGAAGCCTTTGGCTAGGTCTGTGCCTAGGTTCTTAATCTTCTTTTGCACTGTCTCCACAGCCCTGGATGCCTGATCCCTGGCTGAAATTGTGAAAGAAAGGTCGTTACTCATTGTGCTTCTTGGCTTCTAATTCTGCCAGATGGTCAATCAATTCTTCATCATCTGTGGTGAGGATATCCAGCTTAGCCCCCTGCTGGATATTGAAGGCAGTGGCCAGCCATAGGGCTTTTGCCTCAGGCATATTGAGCGCATCACTGTAGCTCATCCCATTTCTGACCAGGGTGGCCAGGATGCTAAGCTGCCAGGGGATTGAGCTTTCCCCGCTGCTGGCTTTCTTTTCGTAAAACTTGGGATAAGATCCCTGCTGGTTTATGTGCTTAACGAAAGCCAGGGATGCCTCAGCCATCCTGGGCTTGGATAGGGTAAGCACTAAAGCCTTCCATTTGTCGGCCAGGGTAAAGCCATCAATGCTTTCATCTGCACAGATCTTGATGGCCAGCAGCAGATCTGTGGGAGTGAGCTCCTTATCCTGCGCCACATAGGGGCTGGCAATTCCCTCCAGGAAGATCCTGTGCTTTAGGCAGAAGGGCTTAAGCTTCTTGCCCAGGATGGATGTGCCTGAGGGGGTGAGGAAGGCACTGAAAAATCTAAGGTCTGCCATTACAGCAGACCTTAAGAAGCCCAGCCTGGAAGGTCAATCTGCGTTAAGCAGATGTGACCTTTTCGTATTGTGCAGCTGTAACACTGATGCGCATAAAGCCCTTGGCTTCCCCGCGCTCCTCAATCTGGGTGATGTGCCCACTAAACGCATACCCATTACCTGTGAAATCAATCTTAGTGCCAATTGTAACAGCATAGGCTGAAGGCACAAGACCTTCCACAGTCAGATTTTTGCGCTCATCTGAATAGCGTATTGCAATCACTTCACCTAGGGCATTTGTCACTTCATCAGCATTACCATAGCTAATGCTGGTGGTATAGCTTTGAACAGTTAAGCCTGTCACAGTGCCAGCTGTGCCATAAATGTGGGCTGTGCCCTGTGTCTTAATTGCCATTGGTATAGTGGTTTAATAATGCACCAAAGGTCAAACACACCATCAGGTGTTACTCAGGCAGATCAGCACATCAAAGGCCAGGGTGGTCATAAAGGCGCGCTCACCCCTGCCTTCATCCAGGCTGGTCTGCGTTACATCATAGCAGGTGGCATCATTGATGGTGACAAAGCTGGCCTTGATGGTGGCCAGGTCATTCATCAACCCCATCACATCCTGGGAAGCTTCCCTGTGGGTGGCAATGGTGTCATCATCAATGCTATTGAAGATGCCAATATTGACCTTGCACACATAATTGCCCAAGCCCTGGGAGATCTCACCAGGGTAGGCTGCACTCTCACAGCTCACAATGATGCTGGGCAGCTCAAGCTCAGTGGCTGCTTGGCCTTTAAAGATTGTATAACCATTAAGGGCAGCTTCTGCATCAAGCACAGCAGCCAGGGCATCTTCAGTGATATTCAGTGGGGATTTGGATGGCATAAAGTGTTAGGTAGGTGATCTGCCTGTGTTGGCTTTCTCAATAGCAATCCGCATAAAATGACGCATCCTAGCAGACATTTTTCCAGCGCGCACACCAATCACAAAACGCCTAGTGCCTGCGAGGTAGCCCACCCCAAAGATATTGCCCAGGTCATTGCGCACTGTCATATGCACATCATTGGCTGCTCCATTAAAGATATTAAGCCCCACAGATCCGTGGCCTGCAGGGTGACGGGAAACCCAGGTGGGCATCTTACGCAGGCCAAATTTCTTTTCCACCCCATTGATCTTAGGTGTGCCAATCTTATTAATGGCAGAAATCCAGCCTGCCTTCATAAAGCCTACCCTAAGCTGTCTGGTCTTAATGTATCTTTCAATAATCTGGATGGACGCAAAGTGGGGCTGCTCACCCTTCACCTGGCCTGTGATTGGATCTCGGCCACCATTCTTTCTGATGCGTCCTTTATACATCTTTCTGATGCGATCGTGGCGCGCCTTCAATGCACTGTCATTTTCAATGATGCCAATGCGTCTGCCACCAAATCTGCCAAATAGATTTTGGGCGCGTTTAAAGGCGCGCTCAGGGTTTGTATCCTGCCAGATCTTCATTGCCAGCCCCTGTGTCTTTGGTGGCTTGCCCATCCTCCACTTGGTAAATTTGGCCAAGCTATTCTTCTTTGACCCCATAGCTGAAGCCAGGGTTTTGCTATCCTCACCCACCACTGTCAGCACATCATTTGCAACAGCCCAATTGCCCCAATGCTCAGCAATCTTCTTATCACCCTTGCCACCTAGCTTGCCATTAAGTGGTGGGCTGAAATCAATGGCAGCGCGACAGGTCAAAGCCCCTTCCTCTTTTACCAGGTCAATGCTCATCTGTTTTGTGTAAGCACCAAAATCAGCATACACCTTTGTAAGCTGCGCGTGTAGGTTTCGATTAACTGTGATGATGATATCAGACATAGCTTATCTGGTATTTTCATCCACCACTGTCAGCTGCACCCAGGCAGATCCAGGCTTTCTGAAAGGCTTGCTGGTGATCCTGAAGATACGGCCAGCCCAGGTGAGCTTCTTGCCAAAGGCCATATCAGCTGAAGCAGCCAGGGCTGCAGCTGTGGCTGGGATCTTCACTGTGGTGCTGATCTGATCCATCAGGCCACCAGCATCCAGGGTAGGATTTAGGGTGGCATCAGATACCATAGCTGGGAAAGTGTTAGCCCCAATGGTCACTGTCTGCCCAGCTTCAGCTGTCATAGCTGTGGCATCAGCCAACATCATTGCAATTAAAGCTGCATCCATATCAATGCACCAAAGGTCTATCTGCCCTGCGCCCATCCAGGGCTGGCTGGCTGTGCCACCTGGCTTGCCCCAGGAAGCCTTTGCCCTGGCTACCCCTGACCAGGATACCCACCAAAGCAGAAAGCCCCCGCCAGGGTAATCTGGCGGGGGCTGGGTGCTTAGCTGTTGGCCTGCTGGGTGCGGGGGTGTCTGGTGTTATCCAGGTGGAAGTGGACAATCCACTGCTGGCCATTGGTGTCATCCTTTGCCCAGGTGTCTGCCCTTCCTCCGCAGCTCCATTTGTAGTTTCTGCCTTCCCCAATCCAGGTGGCCACTGCCTCAGCCTTCTCCTTGGCCGTAGCCAGGGGGCAGCTTGAGTAGGTAGCCCAAGCCCAATTGCCACCACCCCTGACATTATCAGGGATGAAAGGACAGGCTGGGCTGGCTGGTTTCGGGGAAGCCTCTGCAGGCTTGGTGGTGATCTTGCGTTTTGTCATTGTGTGTTTTGGTTTGTATCCCTGGCAGGCTTGCGCCTGGCCAGAAAGGTAATCACCACCATCAGCTGTCAAAGATCAGAGTGATATGCTGTCTATCACTTCTAACATCATAGCACATCATTTGCTTTTGTCAACACATCATTTCTACAGCTCCAGGCAGTGGACACAAAAAAACCCCACCATTTCTGGTGGAGCTTGATGATCAGCTAAGTGCCTAAGCTTAGGCTGTCTTTACTCGCTTACCAGCTGTGGCGCGCGCGGTCTTGACACCAAAGCGCATTGTGGCCGTGAAGCGCAGCACACCATCTGTATCCTGTGCGCGCAAGACCTGGACAGACAGACCAGAAGGATCAGTAGCTGTGGACACATCACCAGGGAACATACCAGCATAAGGCAGACCCATACCAATTGCGAGTGCGTCAGCACCGCAGGCAAAAGCTGCGAGATTTTCAGAATTGGTAGGAAGGTCAGTGAATTCAAAGACCTGGAAGCCAGCAATCGTGCCGATCAGACCAGACGAAATCAGGGAGGATTGACCAGCCTGATTGAAAGGAGCTGTCAGGGTAGCATCCTTGCGGAGCGCGCCAGCATAAGCACCATTGACCAGGAGGCAGCGGGGATCACCAGCCTTGGCATCATTGAGATCTGTATTGAGATCAACGACCTGGGCATAATTGAAATTAGCTGCAGTGATCACTTCATTGGCCGAGAAGTTAGCATTGACCAGCTCAGCACCAATCAAGGCGTGAAGCTTCTTAGAAAGCTGGTTGATGGCTTCAGGCACAAAGGCGTTGGCCAGGTATTGCTCACCATATTCACCCACTTCATCAGGAGTAAATTCCTTGGTGCTGTGGTAATGTTTAAGAAGCACTGTGACACCTGTAAGGTCTGCGTTGTCACCTTCCTTATAGCCACCATTGGCCTTGGAGAATTCCTTGGCAACGCCACCCGAAACCAGATTGACCTGGATCGACTTGCCAACGGCATTGGTGGTGAGGTTTGTGGAGAAAGCGGAGAGGACACCCAAGCGACCCTTAAGGCCAGCCAGGACGATTTCGGAGAGAACAGCAGGAGCTGCTGTGAATGTGTTAGCCATTTGATTTAGTTATTTAGGTATTAGAGTTAGGGGAAAAATTAGAAGCCAGGAGCAATGATGCTCTTGTGCTTTTGGAAGAAGGCTTGGCGCTCAGCACCAGGCTTCATTGCCATAAAGGATGCAAAGATCTGCTTGGCATCCTGGGCTTCAGCCAGCGCGTCAGTAGCTGGGGAATTGGCCACAGGCTTAACACCCAGGGAAGCTACCACCTTGGCAGCTTCCTTGCTGGCTGTGATCTGATTGGCCTGGGCTTCAGCAAGCTGCTTGGCCAGGGTATCCTTCTCACCTGTGAGGATGGCAATGATGCTTTCCGCATCAGCCAGCTTCTTTTGGGCTTCAGTGGCCTCAAGCTTGATGGCTTCAGTGCTGGCCATCTTCTCAGCTGCTAAGGCTTCAAAAGCCTTCTTCAGCTCAGAGTGTTCAGCCTGGGCAGTGCCAAGGCTGGCATTGAGCTGAGCAACCATTTCTTCAGGGGTGGAGGATGTAATTTCTGTGGCCATCTTATTAATGCACCAATGGTCAAATCACTTCTTGAAAGCTTTGGCCTGGATACCCTGGCTGGCTGTGCCTTCCAGCTGGCCAAGCAGGATCTTCAAGCTGTCGGCCAGACCTGTCACCAAGCCCTTTGCTGCAGCTTCTTTGCCAGACATTGTGCCACCATTTAGATCAGCATCAGCCACCATTGTGCGCTTCATCTTCACGGAAGCCTTAAAGCTGTTGGCAGCATCCATCACGGATTTCTGCAGATAGGCATCCTGGGCTTCAGTGATTGGCAGGCCAGGGACACCAATGCCCTTAAGCTCATCAGATCGATAGATGCGGACATTGATGCCCATTGCCTTGGCTTGCTCAGATACATCTGTTACCACAGCATACACACCCACGCTCCCTACAGAAGCTGAGCTGGATGCCACCAGGCGCGTGCTGGCACTTCCGATCCAATAGGCAGCGGAATTCATTGAGCCAGATGTGTAAGCAATTGTTTCCTTCCCAAGCCCCC